CGCTGATTATTCCGGCCTTATGGAAGGGGGCGTTGATCCAGCAGCGGTGATGAGTGGTCCAGAAGAGGCTTTTGGCGCTACAGAATCAATGGGTGTTCCTTCTGTAGATTTAAATAGCCTTGGCCCTCAACCTACCCTAGACGAACTTTCAGCTGCTATAGGAATCGATCCTAATTCTCTTAGGACTGGTGGTGACGCAGCGATGGGCGGTGGCCCACAGGATGTTATTCAAAGCCAAGTGGCGGAAGAAGAAGTTGCTGAGGAAGTGGCGCCGGGTGAAGAGGTTGCTACCTTTCTTTCTGACTTTAATAGAGGAATGTCGGCAAGTAGTCCTGAAGAAGAGTTATCATCAAAAATAGATTCTTTACAGAATCAGGCAGCCCAGCTACAAGCACAGGTTGGTGGTGGTCATCCTGATTGGGGTATGAGTGGTCCTGCTGTTCCTATGAGTGCTGAACAAGCTGCTGCCACTGCCTCTGGTGGTGGACAAGGTTGGAATAATCCCAATACGGTACAAGGACAATTAGATATATTAAGTGGAAAAATGGATAGATTGGAAAATCTTTCAACGGGATTGCAGTCTGTTCAAAAAGGATATCCTCAGCCAAATATGAGTGTGGCTGATTATGCTGCATATAGTAGGAGTCCTGCAGCTTGGCAGAATCCCAATACTGCATATACTCCCTTAGAGAGTCCTAATTACCCAGCTTGGCAGAATCCAAATACTGCATATACTCCACTAGAATCTCCAAATTATCCAGTTTGGCAGAATCCAAATACGGTTCGACCTCCTTTAGAAGGGGCTAATTTTCCACCTGACTGGTATAATGTGAATGAACAAATCGCTTATCCCACTGCAATGGGTGGGAATCTGCCTATTAGCGCTGAACAGGCTGCTGCCACTGCAACAGGCGGTGGTCAAGGCTGGGTTAATCCTAACACGGTTGTCCCTGATTGGTATAATGTAAATGAACAAATAGCTTACCCAACCGCAATGGGAACGAATCTTCCTTTTATGGATGTACCTGCTGATGTTACCGTAACAGGAACAGGCCAGACTGGGCAACCAGTTACAGCGGAAGAATTAGCATTAGTTACTGCAACTGGAACAGGAGCGCAGCCTCCAGTTGTAGCAGAGGAAATAGAAGAAACTACTCTTGCACCTAAGTATTCTCCGCAGACAGTTGGTTATCAAACTCATGAACAGATGTATCCCGGTCATCGTAATGCAGCAGCAATGGCTGGAGTGGCAAGTATTAGAGCGCAATTTGATGGAACGCATAAAGCGTGGATTGAAGGAATCAACAATGATATGAAGACTCGTGGTATTGAGTTAACGCATGAGATTAATGGAGTTAAAACAAACAAGCATTCTTCTGCTGACTGGAAAGAATACAATGATCTCTTCACTGTAGGAGAAGATGGAGTGCCGAGAGATTCTAATGGAGTTGCCATGTTTGGAACTGATAAACAGGCTCAGGCAGGATTAGGTGGAGTTCTTCAAGGTTTATGGGGTGGTATATTAAGCGGGGCTGAAAAGATTTTCAAACCAAGCACAAGTTCTGGTGTGGAAGACCCATATTCTAATTTAGGTTATCCTGATTATGCTAGTGGAAATATACCAGACAATATAAGGCAAGCAGCAACAGCTGGAGATGATACTCGCGGGGATCATCCTATTGATACAATGAGGTCTATTTATCCGTGGGCTAGATCATTACCTAATGATATTCTTTTTAATGCTGCGAGGTATCCAGATTATTTAAGACTTCTTATAGAAGCGGATGCAACTGGAAAAGAATTGCCATTGGTGGTTCCTGAATGGATATTAGAAGGGAGAGAGAATCCAAATACTAATACTAATACTAATGGTAATGGTAATGGTACTACCGGAAACGTGATTACAAATCATCCTGCAATGCAGACACAACAGGCTCCTGCAGGATGGGGCAGCGCTCCTTGGTTAACTTAATATGCCTATTAAAAAAGTTAAAGGTGGATATAGGTGGGGAAGTAAAGGAAAGGTTTATAAATCTAGACAGGGCGCAGAAAGACAGGCTCGTGCAGCTTATGCCTCTGGATATAAGAAAAAGAAGTAGGGTGCTAGTGTGTTGCCTGTTATAGCAGATAGCGTCAGACATAAGAATAATAATGCCGATGCTGCACAAAAGTTTGCTGAATGGGCGCACACTGCACCCTTTGAACTTGTTTTGTTGGCATATGCTGATTGCCATGATGATCCTAATATTGACGATTCTTTCATTAGGACTTTGGGTCAGTTGGATCGTTATTATCTTGGGGTCTTTTTGTGTAACCGCCATGATATGGTTCATCCGTGGATTTATGAAAGATGTAGAGAAGTAGAATCTGACCCCGATAGTCATTTAGATTTATGGGCGCGATTTCATTATAAAAGTTCAATAATTACGTTTTTAGGAACTATTCAGGAAATTTTATGTAACCCAGATATAACGATAGGGTTGTTATCGTATTCTGCTAGACAGGCAAAACCATTTTTACGTCAAATAATGCAGGAATTCGATTCTAATGAGAAGCTTAAACAACTTTACCCTGATATCCTTTGGAATAAGCCCAGACTTGAGGCTCCCAAATGGGCTGAGAATGAGGGTATATGTGTTAGGAGATTTGCTAACCCGAAGGAACAAACTATTGAGGCCCACGGACTTGTGGATGGTCAGCCTACTGGACGACATTTTGATCTTATCATTTATGACGATGTAGTTGTTCAGGAATCCGTTAATACGCCAGAGCAAATAGCAAAGACAACACTCTCTTGGGAGTTGTCATTAAACTTAGGGTCTACTCATAACCCTCGTTACCAATATGCTGGAACTAGATATTCTTATGGAGATACTTATGGGACCATCCTTCAGAGGGCTGCGGTAAAACCAAGAATACATCCTGCTACTGTAGACGGAACAATGGAAGGAGAGCCTGTCTTCCTTCAGCCCACAAGATGGGAGGAAATAAAGAAGACAACCTCTACTTATATAGTGGCTTGTCAACAGTTATTAAATCCTATTGCTGGTTCAGATGTAGCATTTAAGGAAGAGTGGTGGAATGAATGGGAGATTCGTCCTTATACTTTGAATGCTTATATCATGTGTGATCCGGCTCACTCTAGAAAGAAAGGATCTAATAGAACAGCTATTGCTGTAGTTGGAGTTGACGCGAACTATAATAAGTTTCTTTTAGATGGGGTATGTCATAGATTATCTTTGTCCGAAAGATGGGATGCCTTGAAGATGCTTAGGGCAAAATGGAAGGCAGCACCGGGAATAAGGGAAGTTAAGATTGGATATGAGAGATACGGAGCGCAGTCTGATATAGAACATTTTAAAGAAATGATGAGGATTGATGGAAGTTCTTTTCCAGTGTATGAATTAAACTGGACGGGTGGGGGTGGTTCACAATCAAAGAGGGATAGAATACAAAGATTAGAACCTGATTTTAAAGATGGCTCTTTCTTCTTCCCCTTCCCCACGGATCAAAAAAGATTGACTTCACATCAAAAAGATTATAAAATAAAGAAGCAGGAGTTCTTGATTTCCAAAAAAATACTCAGAAAGAATGAAGAAGGGAAAGTATACGATTTGGTAGATTGGGTTAAAAAAAATGAGTATCTATTATTTCCTACCATCCATCCTGATTTTTTAGATGCTCTTTCTAGAATCTATGATATGGATGCAATGCCTCCAATATCTAGAACAAGGCGTTCATTAGAACCTGATGCTGAGGCAAGATATTAATGAGAAAATTTAGAATTGGGGGGAGACGAGTAGGCCCACCTAGAAGGGTAGCCTATCGAATGACTAACGGAAGGAAGTTCTATGAAAAAACTCCAAGAACTTTTCCTTATGGGGTAATGCCTTATTTTGAGGATTACTATGTAACTACAGGATACGTGAGTGACGCATAATGGCAGATATTACATTAAGAGAAACAGAGGGCAGGCCTCTTACATTTGCTGAAGTTGATGGAAACTTCAGTAATTTAAATAATGACAAGCAGGAAATTGCTTCAAGGTTAAATGTCGCCAGTACACTGGATAT